TCCGTCGCCAGATAGTGGGTTTGCGACCATGCCGTAGCGGGTCTTGAAACCTATTTTTGGCTGGAATGTATCTGGATCAACTGCCTTGACCATTTGTAATGGAACGTATGGGCAGTAGAATAAACCAGCGTCATAAGCGTTAGATCCCTTGTACCCAACAACCATGACGTCAGAGAATGTTACGCCAGAACCTACTGCGAAGTATGGATCAACATAGACCTTGTACTTGCCGTTTAGAACACCAGCAAATGTATTACCAGTATCGTCGACGTTTAGATCAGTAGATAGAGCTGGAGTATAATCTAGCTTGCCTGCCATTGCTAGAGCAGATGCTACGTCAGAAGAGCAGATAATGATATTACCCTTTCCTCTACGAGTTGCCTTTGCAATTTGGTTTGCTTCTCTTTCAGCATGGAACATTAGACCCTTGAATCTTTCAACTGACCAACGTCCGTCAGAATCTGTATCAAGATCGAAATAACCTGCTGTAGTTGTACCAGAAGATGCACCAGACTTTGCAATCTTGTATAGAGTTCTGATAACTTCACGGTTGATTTCTGCCATGATTTCAGTTGATAGGATGTTAGATAGCTCAGATTCTGCATCTAGATTGTGCATAGCCTTTAGGTCTTGTGCCAATTCTAGAGAGTATTCTGCCTTTAGAGCACGAGTCTTTGCAGTAACTGTTACCTTCTCGATAGAGAAACCCATGTTTAGTGGTGAGAAACCTTCGCCGTCTGCAGTTGCCATACCAGTACCATAAGTAGATAGTGTATCTGAAGAAGTTCTAAAGATATTATCTTGGTGAGTACCAGTTCCAGAGAAGTCAGTATCTGCTTCATTGAATAGAGCTTCAGTTGAAGATAGAGGACCAGTTGCGCCTGAACCATACTTTGACTTCATTGCGAAGATCAAACCTGTTGGCATGTTCATTGGCTGAACGCCGCAGATATCATAAGCCATTAGATTTGGCATAGATCTACGAACTAGAGCAATTAGAATTGGATCAAACTTATCAACGTTTCCTGCAACGTTTGATGGAACACCAGATTCAGTGATGATCTTTCTTGATTCTGCTAGAGCCTTTTCTTGGTTTTCTAAAAGAACTGCAGTTACTTGCTTTCTGTAAGCGTCCTTAATTGGAGCAGCTTCTGGGTGTTCCAGAATCGCTTTCCATTTGTTTTGTAGATTAGACATATTTCTCCTTAAGAAATAAATTTATAATAGTATTTATAAAAAATTAAAACTTGACATTCTTAGAAATTGCTTGAGAATAAAGGTTCATGATAGGATCTTCAGAAATAATTGTATTTTCTTCAGATACTTCAATCATTGATTCTTCGGTCAATTTCTTCTTTGGTTTAGAAGAATCGAACGCATTCTTAACAATATCTTTCAACTTTTCTTCGTAAGATTTCTTTGATTCATAAGTTACAGATTCTGTTAACTTCGCAAATCTTTCTTTTTGTGAAAGAGATAGATCCTTTGAAACTGATTCAAATACAGCTTTCTTAGTAGATTCTTCTGCTTTGTTTTTGTATACAATTGATCTATTAATTTCTTCGTTTATCTTTTCTTCATATTGAGCCTTTTGCTTAGATAATTCTTCAGCAAATGCTTGCTTTTCCTCAGAAAGAGTTGATTCTAGATCGGCAATTTTTGTATTTAGATCTTCAACAACATTAATTTCTTCTGGTAGAACAATATTATTTTCGACGTATAGAGTCTTTAATCCATTCCAGAAAGATTCCATGATCTCAATCTTTAGACCTTGTTCAACAGCTAGAGCGTTTTCTTCGATCCACGATTCAGCAACATAAGTTAGATACTTATCTACTGATTCGATAACATTTTCATAAACTTCTAAAGTTTCTTCTTCAGTAGTTGGTTCTTCTGCTGGCTGAGCCGTCATGTCCTTTAAGGCATTTGCTAATCTTGATGCGACATTGGTATCATTTGCGATAGCAGATAGAATTTCAAGCATAGCATTGAAAGCGTCGTCAGCAACCATGTTACCTTCTACGTCTTTCATAGCATTTTGTAATGACATTGCAAACTTAGAAGGGTTGATCTTTAGAGCAGCTAGGATCTTTCTCATATCAGTATCCATAACAAGTTCCTTAGGATCTAATTCGCCTTCAGATTCTAATCTTACGATTTCTTCTGATTCTTCCTTCATTGGAGCTTCCCAACCACATGCTTCGCATACGGTTCCTTCCATTTCGGCTCCACATTCTTCACATACGTCAGCAAGTTCTTCGATTGTTTCTTCTACTTTGATTCCTGCGCTCTTCATAACACCCTTTGCAATTTTATGTGCTTTTCTGATTGTTTTCTTAGAAAGAGGTGGGTTATCACCAGTTGCTTTCATAGCTGCACTCATACCAACTGCATATGCTTCTGGCGGAGTGTCAACGGGTCCTAGTTTAGTTGCTTCTCGAACTTTCTTATTAACTGCTTCATCGAAAGCTGTTTTCAACTTAACAGCAAAATCTTCCGGAAGATCAATTCCTTCGAAGATTGAATCGAAATCTATGTTATTGATTTCCATTAATTTCTTCTCCTATATTCTTATTTAATTATTTATAAAATTTACAATCTCGAAAGAAAGTCTTTAAATATTGCTATCTTTTCTTCTTGTAATCTATTAGATGAATTCATTCTCTTCTTATAAGAATCAATAGTTACTTCCTTCACAATTCCATTATTCCAAACCCATTCTTTTGATTCCATAACAGCTTCCACAAATGCTTCGTGCGCAGATGGATCAGCAACAATATCTGCGGCAGTCATAATTTTGTAATCTGGTTGAACCATAGAAAAAGACTTTTCTTGTTGAAGAGAACCTAATCCTCTAGTAGAAACACCTAACATACAACCACCATCGATGAATGCTTTGACAATCTTTCCGTTTGGTGTATCTAGAACTTTTGCTTTACCGATATAATCATTACCTTTTTGTTCTAGAACAGTAATAAGATGCGATACTCTATCTAGATTAATTGTAGGATTATCTGGATGACCTAATTCACCAAAAGCTCTATTCTTGTTGACGTATTCTTCAACATAACGATCTACTTCTGGTTGCATATATTCCATCTTATATACTCTATTATTTCTATTTGGCTTCTCGCATTGGATGAAAATACCTTCAATAAAATAATCTTTTGGTTTACCTTCAGCAGATTCTGAAACAATTTTTATGAATTCATTTACTTCTGTTAATAGTTTCATTTGTATATTCCTGCTCTTTTACCTTTTTTAATTGAGATCTTTCTTTTCTTTAAGATTGATGATAATTTTGCTGCTCTTTTTCTTGACGCTTTTCTAGCAGATATTGCTCGTTTTCTTTTTTCAGCGGGATTCATTCTAACTAATTTTTTACCAGAAACTCTATATCCTGCTTTAGCAGATTTAATCTTCTTACGTTGAATCTTACCGCCACGAACCCTATCGTAGCGGATTTTCTGACCCATCTTAACTGTTTTTTCGTTAAGCATTAAGAGTATTGTCCAACCTTAACAAATCCCGATGTTTTTTCTAGTTTCATGACAAGAACATATGGATCGGATGTAGTAGAAGTTAATAAGATTGTTGAATCTGTGGCTGGGGCGATATTAGTAATCTTAGTTTGATAATCTCTATAATAATCAATTCTACCAGATCCATCATAATGACCAATCAATTGATCAGTTGATCCGTTGAAATATAATGAGATTTTGTTAGTTCCTGTGATAGACCAATCTATCTTTTCTAAAGAAACAATTCCAACGCCTGTTGTTCCAGCGAAACCAGTGGCGCCGATTGGACCTGTTGCACCACCTGGATGTAAAACGAATGCTAGAGTTTCTGCTCCAGCACCAGAAATAGTAACAACTGCAGAATTTTCGTCTTGTCTTAAGATAGTTGTTGTCGCCATTTATTATATCTCTTTCTTAATTTGATCTCTCTTTTGATCTAATAAATGAGAAATTCTACTAGCAATTAAAGAGTTCATTAATGGTTTTATTGCTTGCGGATTATCTTCTTTGCAATAATTAATAATGGTTTCAATTTTTGTTCTTTCGGTTTGTGTCATATAATCCTCTAATTATTTATACTCGTGGAATATTTTGTGGAGTCTGTGGTAATTCTGTTGGAATCTCGACTTGAGATATACCAGGAGATTGGACTGTTTGGAGAGGTTGTTCAAGTGAATCAGGTCCAAGATCTCCAAGACCAAGATCCATCTCAGGTTCTACAGGAGTCTCTTCATCAGGAACAGATTCTTTATCTGTTTCCATTTCCTTCAATTCTTCATCAGATAACTTCAAGAAGTGTTTCTTAATATAATCTTCAGAGAAATAATTATCGCCTAAACTTATAGCAGTGGAAGCCAATTCCATTCTTCTAGACATGATTTCAGCTTCATTATATTCTGCGAAGTGAGAATCTTTTCTGAAGTCATAATAGATATTATTCTTCACATAAGTATCCCATTCTTCAGTAGTTATAATATTCTTTAGAATTAACTGAGTTCTCAGAAGATCTGTGAAGATAGAAGAGAATCTTACTCTTAATCTTTTAATAAATTTGTTAAACTTAACTTCTTCTCTATCTATTTCTGCAGATCTGCCTGTATTGAATGTAGATCCTTCTGAAATTCTAGTGATTGGGACATGTAGGGCATTATATAATTTCTTGCGGAAGTATTCCACATCTCCCATTTCACCGAGATTTTGTCCACCAGGTAGAGTAGAGATGTCTGTTGTCTTACCATCTTCTCCAACTGGAATCCAGAAATCTTCAAGAACGGATAGAGTTCTTGAATCGTCTCTGAGATCTCCTGTTGCTTGATCATATACAATCTTATTTCTGAATTTATTCATCAATGAATTTACATATTGTTCTGCTTTAATTTTTGGAAGCCCACCAGTTCCAATCTTGAAGACTCTTCTTTCAGGAGCTCTTGCTAACCTGTAGATTACAGTAGCATCTTCTAACATTCTCAATTGATTGTACGGTTTAATTGATTTGTGTAAGTACGAAATTACTGTTGCTTTATTTTTATAATCAATCAATCCTGAGTTACAATATGCTACTGAATCTGCAGGTAACTTAATATCGTTTTTATAAAAATAATATTCTTGTACAGTCTTTTGTAACTTCACACCACGCTTAGAAAATTCTTCTTTCACTTCTCTGATCTTTTCAATTTCTCTTGGATCAATATATCTTAGTTCTTGAATACCATCTTTTGTATTCTTTGAATCAATTACAACTGAAAAGAATAATCTTCCATCTATATACCATCTTTTGAATATTTCGTAAGCATTTTCATTGAAATCAAGTAGATTCAAGACTGCAGAAAATTCGTCTTGTATTACTTCTTTAATATCTTCTGAAAAAGGAAGACGGTCTAAAATAACTCCGACCGGAGATTCTGGGTCTCCGGTAACAATTGCTTCGTTAACGATTTCATCAATAGCCGATTCGATCTCTGGCATGAGCGAAAGTTCTCTATATTTGTTTATAAGAACTCTCTTATCTGAAGAAGAAAACTCCGTATTAAACGATGTGTTGACGAAACCACCACTAGAAGTTACTATAGTAGCTTCGTCGTCAGATTGTGGTGGAACAGGAGAAAGTAATTCTTTCTCCTCTTCCGGACCTCTTCTCTTGATAGTAAAACCAAA